CACGCAGCGTAATGATAAGCGCTACCGTAGATGCGCTTTTATTTTATGGTACTGCTTATTGGCGCGTTACTTCGCTATATGCTGACGATGGTCGCCCTAGCGGATTTGAGTTTATTCAAAATACTCGCGTTACAGTAACCACAAATCAATACGGTACAGAAGTAGAACAATATTCTATTAACGGTCAGCCTGTACCAATGTCCGGTATTGGATCGTTAGTTACTTTTCAAAGTTTGCTACCTGGAGTATTAAATACTGGAGCGCGTACCTTCCAAGCAGCTTTAGATATTCAAAAAGCGGCTGCCGTTGCAGCTGCTACACCGATGGCTACTACCATTATTAAAAATAACGGTGCTGATCTACCAGAGGCACAAATCCAAGGTATTTTATCGGCTTGGAAGTCTGCACGTCAGTCACGCAGTACCGCATATTTAACTTCAAGTTTAGAAGCGCAAAATCTTGGCTTTAGCCCTAAAGAAATGGCTTACGCAGAAGCTTCACAATACTTGGCTACGGAAGTGGCACGTACTATGAACGTACCGGCTTATTACATAAGCGCCGATATGAATAACAGTATGACTTATCAAAATATTTTAGATGGCCGTAAAGAGTTTGTAGCTTATTCGCTACAGCCCTTTATTAGCGCTATTGAAAATCGTTTATCTATGGATGATATTACTCGTCACGGAAATATTGTGCGTTTTGCTATAGATGAAACTTTCTTACGTGCAGACACAATGACCCGATTAACAGCGCTAGAAAAAATGCTTAATCTCGGACTAATTACAAAAGAGCAAGCAATAGCAGATGAACAGTTAGCACCTAATGGAGCAGGAGAAAATACAAATGATATTAACCTTTAGTAGCGTTATTGAAGCTAGTAACTCAGATACGCGTGTTATTGCTGGCAAGGTTGCACCATATGGCGAAATTGGTAATACATCCGCTGGCAAAGTCGTGTTTAAAGAAGGTTCTATTTCAGTACCTAATGTAGACAAAGTTAAGCTGCTTATGTCTCACGATAATACAAAGCCGATCGGGCGTATGACTTCTATGGAGTCAAATAACGCCGGACTATTTGCAAGTTTTAAGATTTCAAGTTCTACACGCGGTACAGATGCAATTTTATTGGCGCAGGAGAAACTTATGGATGGCTTATCCGTTGGGGTAGAAGTAACAGCCTCAAAGCCCCATAACGACGGTTATCTCCTAGTCACGGCGGCTGTACTCCGCGAAGTCTCATTAGTTGAGTCTGCGGCCTTCCAGTCGGCCGCCGTGTCCAAAATTGCTGCTAGCGAAAGCGAACCAGACGATGAAACAAACCCAACAACCAATGAAAGCGAGGCCGCTGTGACCACAGCCCCCGAAACAACAACCGTGGAAGAAGTTGAGGAAGCGGCTGCACCTATTGAGGCAGCTCGCAAAATCATCCGACCATCGGTGCTAGACAGCCAGACAGTTCGTACACCTATCGTAAATATGGCTTCATATACAGAGCATAAAATCAAAGCTGCATTAGGCAACGATGACTCAAAACTCTATGTAACAGCTGCAGACGATAGCTTTAGCACTAACCCAGCTTTTAACCCAACACAGTACCTAAGCGAGTTTGCTACTAACACACGTTTTGGTACACCTGCTATTGACGCTTGCTCACAGGGCGTACTACCAAATAACGGTATGACTATTTCAGTACCTTCTTTGGTTACTTCTGCCGGTGGTCAGTCCGGTACTGCACCTGTAGTTACAGTAGAAGCCGAAGGCGGCGCTGTAGAAAATACAGGTATGGTTACTCAGTACCTAACAGGTACAGTAAACAAGTACTCAGGTATGAACACGATCAGCATTGAACTGCTAGAGCGTTCAGATCCAAATTTTTACGCTGAACTTACACAACAGCTACAAAATGCTTACTTAAAGACTATTGATACAACAGTCTTGGCAGCTTTAATTACAGCTGGCCAGCAAGGTGCTACACAAGCTGCTTCATCTGCAGGTGTTATTGGTTTTGCTGCCGATGCCGCGCAAAAGGTTTACACAGCCACCGGTTACTTTGCAACTAACTACATCGCTAACCCTTCACAATGGCAGCTACTACTTGGCGCTGTAGACTCAACAGGCCGACCAATTTACTCAGCGTCTCAGCCAATGAACGCAGGCGGATTAACACAGCCTGGTTCTATCCGCGGCAACGTACTTGGTCTTGATCTTTATGTGGATAAGAACTTTGCAGTATCTACAAATATTGATGACTCAGCTGTGATCCTTGCACCTGAGGCGTTTACCGTATACCGCTCACCACAGGCTTATATGTCTGTAAACGTGGTATCTAATCTCCAGGTTCAAGTTGCGATGTATGGCTATATGGCCACTATTGCCAAGATGCCTAACGGAATTGTCCGTTTCAACCTAACCTGATAAATCCCTGATAGTCGGTGGGTGACTAGCCCTTTCACCCACCGACCCCCTTAGAAAGGAGTACAAACGTGGCCGCTACTTACGTGACTATGGCCGAACTGAGATCAAATCTTGGTATTGGTAGTTTGTATTCCGACAGCGATGTAGAAGCGTGTTGCCAGGCCGCTGAGGATCAAATCAACGCCTTTCTTTGGTTTGACTCCGCGCCTGTGGTGGGAACTTCATTAGCTTCAAACGTTGCAAGCGTGGTGCTAGCTAACCCTGGCTTATTTACCGTTGGGGAAACGGTAACTATTGCTGGGGCTGGCAGTACTTTTAATGGCAGCTATACAGTCACCGGCACGATCCCTTGGTCTACTGGCAGTACTTTTGGCATAAACACTTATATGTATGGCTGGCTTAACCAACATTATCCAAACGGCCTTAGCATTATTCAATACGCTAAAACAGCTGCTAACCAAAACTTTAGACGTGTAATGCCAAGCGGCAGCGCCGTAGGTACAGATACAAAAACACAGGCATATAGCGCCGTAGCTAGCGTACGCGAAAGCGCAATGATTTTAGCTGTGGATATTTGGCAAGCCAGACAAGCCCCATCGGGCGGGCAAACTACGGATGTATTTAGTCCGTCACCTTTTAAAATGGGAAATGCAATGATCGGCAAGATACGCGGTTTACTAGCTCCGTATATGAACCCTAGTTCTATGGTGGGTTAAATGACCGTTGCCATTACTACCCTGCGTTCTACGATCGCCACAGCTTTAGAAAACCCAGGCGTTTGGTCTACCTATTCATATCCGCCTGCAACAGTCATAGCCAATTCAGTAATCGTTGCGCCTGCCGATGGCGATTATTTAGTGCCTGCCAATAACACTAATAACCAGCTGCCTTTAGCTCCGATGGCTAATTTAAAAATTGTATGTACCGTGCCTGCTTTAGATAACCAAGGCAATTTAGCCGGTATTGAGTCTTTTATGGTTGCAGTATTTAACAAGATTTGTGCCGTTGGTTTTGCGATCAACGTCAATAGCGTTACATCTCCAACAATTTTTACCGGACAAAGTGGAGACTTACTCAGTTTTACTATCAACATATCAACTCTAACGCGATGGGAATAAACAATGGCAGACAAATATCCAACCGATGCAGATATTGAGGTATTAAAAAAACTCGGTCTGCCAATACCAGGGGCTACAACTACTAAGAAGGATGAGGAATAAACAATGGCAATTTATCTAGATAATAACGTTGGCCTGAAAATTGCCACCGTTGATCTTTCAGCTTATGTAACTAGCATTAGCCTTACACAGACTTTTGATGAGGTTGAGACTACAGCGATGAGCACTAGCTCATCCGCATCTCACACTTTTGCTAAAGGTTTAGAAGCCAGCACCTTAGCTGTGGATTTTCTAAATGACTGGGCTGCATCTCAAGTACAAGCAACGTTACAAGCTGCTTACGGCACAACCGTTACAGCTGTAATTATTCCAGTTAAAGGAACTGCCGTTAGCGCCACTAACCCGCTATACACAGTATCTATCTTAATAAATAACCTAACACCGGTCGGATCACCTGGAACACCTGGAGATTATGCCCGGTCATCTATGACTTTTACTTGCAACTCATCCGTTGCATATGCAACTACTGGAACGTTCTAAGGAAAACTAATGGCACGGCTAAAGATCACAAGGGCTACCGGCGAAACTATTGTAAGTATTACGCCGGTGGTTGAAGTCGCGTTTGAAAAGTACGCAGGACAAGGATTATATAAGCAGCTTAGGGAACACGAAAAAAATTCTGACCTCTATTGGCTTGCTCATAACGCTTTGATGCGTACAGAAGTTATCCCGCCTTTTGGAGACGATTTCTTGAAAGATTTAATCTCGGTAGAAGTTATTGAGGATGAAGGCCCAAAAGGGTAGACCGGAACTCTTTTACTTACTTAGTGGCTAGCTTGGCCGTTGAGTTAAAAATTAGTCCGGATCAAGTCCTACTTATGGATGAAGTTATGTTTAAAGCAGTACTACAGGTTTTAAGCGATAGAGCAAAGGAGCGCGAGCGTGCCAAACGTAGAAATACGCGGTAATGCCGATCTGCGCAAAGCTATGCGCTTATTTAC